CGGTTCACATATCAAGGGTCTAATTCTCAATATGATTGACTATTTCTGGCCCAGTCTCCTCAAGTTGGGATTCGTCGTATCGATGGTCACCCCGATCATCAAGGCTTCTAGGGGTAATCAAAGTAAATCTTTCTATACAGACTCCGCATTTCGTACATGGTATGGAAATGGACAATCTGGTTGGCGCATCAAGTATTACAAGGGTTTGGGTACCTCAACTTCTGCGGAGGCTAGGGAGTACTTCAAGACGATTGAAGATCTCACAGTCAAGTTTGATACAGATGTGATGTCTGATAAATCTATTACTTTGGCTTTTGATAAGAAAAAGGCTGATGATCGAAAGATTTGGCTTCTTGAAAGTACCGCAAAAGACCCCAAGGAGTTAGAGGTTCCTTATGGTAATGTGAAACAGTTGAACATTACTGACTTTGTTCACAAGGACCTGGTAAACTTCTCACTCGCGGACCTGAAACGGTCCATCGCCTCCGTCGCCGATGGACTCAAACCTTCGCAGCGTAAGGTGATGTACTCGTGCTTTCAAAGGAATCTCACTGTAGAGATGAAGGTGGCACAACTCGCCGCCTACGTGGCAGAAAAGAGTGCCTATCACCACGGTGAAGTTTCCCTCGCAGATACAATCGTGAAGCTGGCCAATGACTACACAGGCTCTAACAATATCAACCTTCTCGAACCATGTGGTCAATTCGGTACACGGCTCATGGGTGGAAAGGATGCTAGCCAGACGAGGTACATTTTTACGCGATTGACCCCCGAAGCGAGAAAGTTGTTTGATCCGAGGGATGATCCAATTCTGAACTATTTGGATGATGACGGCAGGTCCATCGAACCGGAGTTTTACTTACCGGTCATCCCCATGGTGCTCGTCAATGGTACGGAAGGTATCGGAACGGGGTTCAGCTGCTACGTGCCTCCATTCAGTGAAGTTGACATCAAAGCGAATCTCCGAAACCTCATGAATGGAGTGGAATTGAAGAAGATGAAACCGTTTTTTCGTGGGTTTAAGGGATCTATATTGGAACAGGATGATGATTCGTGGATGACCCAAGGTGTGTGGCAGAGTATCGGGACGACGGTCAAAGTCACGGAGTTACCCCCGGGTCGGTGGACCCAAGATTTCAAAGAACATCTGGATACACTCGTCGAGAAGAAGGTTATATCAAGCTACACCAACAACAGTACAACCGATGACGTGAATTTTCTTATTCAGGCGTACGCGGGCGAGGATCTCGTAAAAGATCTGAAACTCCAAAAGGTCATCAGATGTTCAAATATGAATCTCTTCCATCCTACGCGCGGTATCCAGAAGTATGAGACACCCGAGCAGATTCTCCGTGACTTTTTTCAACTTCGTATGGAGTACTACAAAAAGCGCAAGGCGAACCTCATCGAAGACATCCGCAGTAAATCGAACATCACTTCTCAACGCGCTCGATTCATTCACGCGGTCGTTAACGAAGAGATTCGCGTTTTCAAGAAAAGGAAGCGAGACCTAGAAGATGAGATGACCACACGGAAGTTCCCCAAGGTGGACCGGACCTACGATTATCTCCTGAATACCAGGACTGTAGACTACACCGAAGAACGCGTGGCCGCGATGAACGAGGAGGCTGAGAGGTTGAGAAAACAACTCGCTCGTATTGAGGCGACCAGTTGTAACGAGATGTTCGAGAACGACTTAAAAAATATTTGATTAACTATAGTATGAGCGAAGCGGCGAGATTACAGCTCAAAGCTTTCGGTAAACAAGATACGTATCTAGTGTCAAAAAACCCTGACAAGTCAAATTTTAATTATGATAAAATTACCACACACAGTGAGTTTCGTAAGTTTCATAGGTCGAAGGATATTTTAAATCCCGGTCGCACCGCGGGTTGGCCCTTCAACCAAGTGGTCAAGGTTGAGTATCAACCCCAAAACATGGGCGATTTATTGACGAATCTGTATCTTAAGATTGACCTGCCGGCGAAAGAGACCACCAACGTGAATTACGTCACCCCGATCGGACGAGGTTTTCTCAAAAGCATCGCGATGTATGTCGACGACATATTGGTGGAGGAAGTTACCGACGATTGGGAGATGATCCACGAGAGCGTATACCTCGACCCTCAGAGTAAGAATGGAAACCTCGTCCTGCAAAACATGTCGGAGGGATTCACACCCGGTGTCAGCCCCACCACATCCTACCAGTTTTCGAATCGATTCATCATCCCCTTATCTTTGTTTTTCTGTCGAAAGTATGGCAAGACGGAGCTTCGGGATGAAGTCGAGGACCGCCAGTACTTCCCGGTGTGCGCCATCCACAAACAGAAGATCCAGTTCGAGTTGACATTTCACCCGCAGAGCTTTTGGCAAGGTGTGGATCCCGGAGCGCCGGAAGGGTTTGTTCCTACCGTCATCGAACTCAACAACTTTCAACTCATTTCAGAGGAGATCAAGCTGAGCGACGAAGAACGCCTGTACCTCATAGACAGCAATTACGACGTGCTAGTTAACGTCGTTAAGAAACACACCTCGTTCACCACGAGTGATCGAACGCTGAAAGTCAACCTCGAACCGAAATCCAAAGTTAAAATATTTCACTGGTTCTTCAGGGACAAGTTGTTCACCACCCAAACCCTGTCGACGCACAGGTATGTCACCTTCGTTCGGAGCCGAGCCAAGGACTATCAGTGGACCATGGGTACACAAGAAGGTGTGGACCCCACGTTGAGTTTCAATATGGTGACCAGAAACACCCCCATAATGCGCAAGGCGACGTTCTTTCTGAACGGCGAATCTTTCCCGAATACGTTGATGGAATCGCACGAGCACTACAAATACGCGATCCCCTACAACTTTAATCTCGGTGTCACGGACGACAGGACCAATATTTACACCCAGTCGTTCGCCCTGCACCCCCTGCATGACAAGAGTACGGGCACACTGGATTTTCGCAATCTAAACGCGGATCGGACCCTGATGGAGTTTGATATGACACCGTTGTTTCCGGGTCCGGGTGCAGACCAGAATGTGGAGGGTTCCTCTACCAGTGAAGCGAACGACCAGGCGTTCTCAGGTCAATTCGAATTGAACCTGTATTACATCGAGTTACAAAAATTGAGCTTTTCGCGTGGGTTCATGACCGTGCAGTATTAAAAAAATAGCTTGTTAATAGTAGATGTATCTCTGTGCTAAGGGGATCCAGGATACGTGGGTGAATCCCCGATGTCCTGATTTCTCACACTTCATATACAACTTCCGGCGTCATACCCCGTTCGGAATAGACTTCAGCGACATTCCTTTCACCGGCAATCCAAACTTCGGCGAGATCATAACCTGTCGCGTGCCAAGCAACAAATCAGACCTACTCAACTCGGTTTCTTTAACCGTGAACTTCACAAAGGATTACGACGCGATGACGACTGTCGGTAACCCTATAACGAAACTGATTGAGTACGCCGACCTCGTTATAGGCGAGCAAGTTATTGATCGCATCACGGGCGAATACATATATCTCCGTCAGAAATTGGACACCTCCTCACAACACGACGCGATCAAAACTTATCGTGGTGGTGAAGGTACGGGAACCGAGGGGTACTACCCGACAAAATTCTCGGTCGAACTCCCCTTCTATTTTACCAGAGCCAGTAAAAACGCCATTCCTCTTTGCAAACTGACCAAACAGCAGGTTTCTATACGGGTGAAACTCACGGGTCGAAATACCTATTACGAATCCAAGAGTGTCAGTTCAAACATCCCTCCCATTTACAATACGTCTCGAAAGCTCATCGATCAGATCTTCCTCACGACGGAGAACGTATACCTCTCGGATATCGAGCGCGGAGCGTTTCAAGATGCACACATGGAGTACCTCATCACCCAGGTGCAACTTCGAGAAGAGCGGATCCCCAGCGGTGTCCATAAAAAAGCGTTTCTCCTCGATTTCAGGCATCCCACCAAGGAGATTCTCTTTCTCGGTGAACCTTATCCAGTCCCCGACGCTCAGGATAAGAATAATAATTTTATTTTCAGGCAGATAAAAACCGCTGAACTCTGTCTGAATAACGTCGTCTTCTTCAAAGAAAACGGCCATCATTTCTCAGTTGTTCAGCCATTCAAAAACCACAGGAACATTCCAGACACCGGTGAGAACGAATTCGGGGTCTACTCTTTTTCCCTTGATCCAGACTCAAACGACCCCGCCGGGCACATCAATTTCAGTAGAATCATCCATCAGAAGTTCACTATAGAATTCAAAGACCGTGATCGGTACGTTGACCGCGGTACCAATACTCTGACGTTTCGTCCCGTGTCGGGGTCCTACGCAGCGGAGACGCGCATACGGGTATTCGCCCTAAATTATAACATTCTTTCATTCGACTCGGGACTTGCTGGCTTAAAATTTTCGTAACTTGTTATAGTAATGGCTGGCACTATTCAACTAGATTCAAGAGGGATCTTAGATTCATACACCACCGACAACCCAGATTTCACATTCTGGAAGGAGGGGTTTCTCAAAAAATCACAGTTCTCTCTTCAGACGATCGACATCAAAGCCGGAAAGACTTTCGAATACGACGAAGTGCACAAGTTCACGATTCTACCCGATCACTGCGACGTTCTTCGGGGTGTCAGTCTAAAATGGACTCTCCCGGACATCGTCCTCGCAGATCCGAGTCTCGATACCAAGGGTTTCGTCTACGGTGAGGCGTGCAACTTCATAGAGTACATCACACTTTCAGTGGGTGGCGTCGTGATTCAGCATCTCACCACGGAGTACTTAGATCTCTATTACGAGATGGAGTATACCACGACGAAGCAATCGAACCTCTTCGACATGTGCATGAGGGACGTGAGTTCCAATCCCTCGGAGGTGAACAGTCGCATCACGAAGACTGCACCTTTTCCGACGAAACTCGGTGGTGACGTGTGTCTCGATGTTCCCTTCTATTTCCACGACCAACCAGAATTGGCGTTCCCAGTGTGCGCACTCTCCGCCGCAAATGAAATAGACGTAGAGGTGAAGTTCAGGAAGGTTGAGGAGTGTATCTGCATGACCAACCACGGCGTGGCTGAATTAGAGGGGTTTGTGGGTGCGAACGCCGCTGATCTCGTGACGTACAAGCCTTACGATTTAAGATTATCGACGGAATGTGTATTTTTAGATCCCATCGAGAAAGTTAAAGTGCAAAATATTGAACACGAGTTTGCCATTCAACAAATTCAGTACAATGACGTGTTTGTGGGCAGGGAGGAAACGGATATCAAAACCCGTCTGGTTTTCACGAATCTGGTCCAGGAGTTGTACTTTTTCTGCATGTACACAGAGAATAACGCCTTCGGTGGGACGTCAAATTACAACGAGATTCCGGTCAATTCTAGTTTGCAGCAGGTGGATCCAGCGCTTCGGTTCGAGCATCTCGAGCACCTGACCCTGAGTCTGGATAATCAGGAAGTCATCGACGAACACGTGGGAAGTCCACACTTCTTGCGAATCCTCCAACCCCGTCTGCATCATCGCAACACCCCCATCACCAGACGTTTTTACAACTATAGCTTCGCGTTGTACCCTAACGACAGCGTCGCGTCGGGACACGTCAATTTCAGTGCGGTGAACGAACCTATATTCACCGCGAAGCTCTTTTCGAGTAGGCACCCGGTGGGAAACTCTAATGTTAACTTTCAATTTCACGAGAGGAGATTTCATATACTGGCAAAAACTCTGAACTTTATTAAAATCAAGGACGGTATCATGACACAAGTTTTTGATTATATGGTTTAAATAAACTCTGTTTGTGATCGTAGATGTATTCAATTATGTCATTTTTAATGCACCATTTGATAAAATTTAATTGCGCGAGCGTTGTTTGAATTTTTTGAGATGAGTCTGGGATCTCATAGGTAAACTTTTCCGCCCTGCAGAAGGGATCAAAGAGTTTCTTGGAGTATCCGTCCAAGCTAGATTTGTATGCACAATGAACCGTAAAAATTTTACCGTTCGAGGTTCGGAATGATGTGTTGTTTTTCTTGGCGTAGTTGGTGATGAACCATTCCAGGTTTCGTAATGAAATACCACCGCTTTTGTTTAGTATCGTCAGGAGCTTGTTTCGGTTGGGTTCTTCTTTATAGAACTGATTGATGGAAGATAGTAATATACTTGTTTTATTCATTAAACATTATACGATGTAAGTCTATAAGCCCGTTACTGGAAGCGCACCCTGGGCACCCGGGTACGTTTATTTGTTCTGGTCCGTGTGTGTGTGGATTGGTGCTCGATAAACGCCTACTTTCGATGGATTCGCACTGCCCCTGATGAAACTTACAGTACCCCCCATGCGTGGCGTTGAAATTACACCTTACATCCCGACCGTCTCTCGTCCTTTTCTTCCCGCGGCATTTCTGTTCGTTTCCGGGTACGTCGTATAGAAGGATCTCCAAGGGAATCTGGTGTTTCTTTGAGATGTTCTCCAGAGTCCTGGTCAGAAGTTCGGTACGTCGTTCCTGCACCTCTTCCTCCACTAGGTCCTGGATGATATCGTTCAAATCATCTTCGAGAAGTTTGGGCAGTTGCTCGAGTAAAACTTTTTTCGATTTTTCAATCACCAATCGAGTGATTCTGTTGTTCATTCTTATTCTGTTTTGTCGCGAAATTTTTAAATGCATTCTCGACAGAGTTTTGAGTTTCCCACACCCCCTTGATTCTCAGCTTAAGGTCTGCGACGTTTCCCGAGGTATCAAGCTTGAGCCGATCACATTCGGCTATGAGCTGTTCTTTCTTCATCGTAGATATGGCGGGGCCTCTCTTCTTCGGGACCGGCTTGTTCGCCTCGAGGATCTCTCCAAAGATTTCCAGCTTCGCATTTTGGAAGAGCGGGTCCAGTAAGTCGCAGACGGGGTTCAGAAACTTGTTCAGAAAGTAATAATAGTAATCGATGGGAATGGAATGCTCCTCGACAAACTTCGGGTCTTCACTCTTTTCGAAAGCCTTAGCCTTCGGATCACCTGTTTTGGTCAGAAGATACGGGACGCGGTCGCCCGATTGCGGTTCAGAACCGGGTTGGCGTTCGCGCATCTTATTCACCACTTGAACGTGCGCCTGGTTTATCATACAAGACATAGGAGACGTGACGGATACGGGGTTTCCGTTGACTTTGTACGTGTCGGATAGGGATTGGCTGAGGATGAGCTTCTCGTGTGGAACCTCTCCCGCCAGAAGTAGGGTCGCGCGTTGCCTCGCGAGTTGTTTGGGCGCCTCCGTGTCGGGCGCATCCAACACGACGTCGAGTAGCTCCTTGCACACCTCGCGGACGTGCGGTGTGTTGTCCCGTCGGACGAGCTGCAGACCCTTTACGTCGATGTAGTTCATGTGCATCTTATCATCCTTACCCTTGGTCCAAAGCTTCGCCGCGTACCTCTTTTTACTGTAAAGAAAATACGGCCAATAGACCTTTTCAAGCTCCAAGTTATTTGGCTTCTTGAAGAGAGCGCTGCACTCGTTCGCGGCGCGTTCACCGAGTTCCCAGCTGTAGGCGATGGCTTCTTCGCCCTTTAGGTCGCCAACATCAAACTCGACCATCACGGAGTCCGTGTCCCCGTACCGAACTTTCGCTCCGGGGAAGTGCTCTTCGACGTAGTTCTTGGTATCCTCTATCATCTGGCGTCCCTGGCACGTCGTGCTGGAAGCGATCGGGACGCACGGGAGCATTCCTTTTCCAGCTCCAGTGAATCCGTAGACACTGTTCATACTGATCTTGAAAGCCAGTTGTTTACCGTTGAAGATCTCCTTAATAAAAGGGTCGGTTGCCACCGCCATGTCCCTCTTCGCCTTTTTTCGAAACTCTTTGAGTTCTTTCAAGATCGCGGGTAGGAGCGAAGGTACGTTTTGTGCGAACTTATAGGTTTTGTGACCGACCTGAAACGATTCATAGGTGATACCTGGGACGTTTCCGTAGCGTAGCTCGTCGAGCACGAGCGTTGAGTAACAGAGATTGTGTGCGCACATTATACTAGGGTACAGTGCTTCAAAGTCAAGAGCAGTTATGGGTGTATAATATGCCCCCTTTTGGGCTTCGAGTACTGTAGCTCCCTCGTAGAATTCCTCGGGAGTGCTGCCGTATTTGATCGTCGGAACCATGTAGCCGAGTTCGCGCGCTTTCTTAGTGAGTTGACTGAAAACTTTGATCTGCTGACCTCGTTCGACCAAATAGTTGCAGGGTACCCACGTCGCCTTGGCCATCTCCAGCATATTCAGTAAAATGCACAGCTTCTTAGTCAGGCGATGCGGTAGCAATGTATCCTTGATGCAGTACTGCGCGACCTCCCCGAGCTTCTTCGGGTCGCCTTCTTTGTAGCGTCTGAACATCTCTTTCGGGCTCATGTCTATCTTCTGATCACCGAGGTACAACTTCGACACGTTGTCCAGCTTGTAGCTGTCGAGTTTATAATTCTTTTTCACTTCATGAAACAGGTCAAAAATGAACCGTCCGGGCATGGGAAGAAGTTTCAATAGGTTATCACCCAGTGCGCTCGAGCTGAGCTTCTTTTCGGTGATGTGCGACTCCGTTTCTTTTAGGCGACCGAGCTGATAAAAGTCGAGACCGCACCTGTTTTTGGCCGCTCTCGTGTAGATGTAATTCAGATCGAAACCAAAAATGTTCCATCCCGTGATAATGTCCGTACTTTTGTTTTGAATGTAATCCTTGAACGCCAGGAGAAGTTCACGCTCGGTCTTGTAGCTGATGACGTCTTCTCCGTGGGTCTCTTTGTAACATAGACAAACCTTCTCAAAAGGCTCGTCGGAACCGAACGTGCACAACGATACTGCAATCTGGAAACACGCGTCGTCGTCCACCGAAGGGTCGGGAAACTTACCCGTCGAACTATTACACTCGATGTCCACGCTGGCAACTACAAAGGGTGCGACGTCGTCGCGATCCACCGGTTTGAGATCCCGCCAGTCGTTGCACCACAGGTCGATATCAACCCTCGCCAGGTTGGCGCGCACACAAGTAGATCCAGTGTCGAGCCACCCGGTGGATTGGATGCCAGTTCTGTGCATAAGCCTCAGGACGGGATCAAGGTTGGACTCGTACACGCGGTACCTGGTGAACTCCGAGTTGTACATAAGCAAGCTGTTCATCTTTCTCCTCGCCTCTAGGTTTTTGAACGTGAGGTGCATGTAAAAGCTCTGCTCATTGTTTGAAAATCCCCAGACGTCTTTTTGTTGAGTCAGAGAATATCCAGTCATACAGTCCTTCCGTAACGAGTCGAGCTTTAGGTAGAGGAGCTCCACGGCACCTTTGTTCGCAGATCCAGGTGGAAGCTTGACGAAGAAGTAGGGTTCAAACTTTGTCGTCACACACACTGACTTTCCTTCTCTGGTCTTTCCGAAAATTGAGATGTGGTGCTCATCCTCGCAGTCTCTGGCCTCCCAGGTCAAGGCCTGAAAAACCACCATGTTAAGATATGTGCTCAAATTTTTAATATCATATTAATATAATAACTATGTCAGCTGCTTTAATTGATCTCGTCTCTGTCGGAGTTCAGGACATTCACATAACCGGATCACCCGAAGTTAGCTTTTTCCGACAAACCTGGAAACGCTATACCAATTTCGCCATGAAGCCCGAGCGGATGGACTACATCGGAACCTTCTCTTCCGGAGGTGAAGTCGTCATCCCCGTGCGCTCGAAAGGTGACCTTTTAAGCTATGTTTGGATCGAGTCGGACGGTATCGCGTCGGTCCAAGACGACGCCTCCGACAACGGTTTCTTTAAGCGATCCGCCACAGATCTCACCGAATTTAGTCTTTACATCGGAGGTCAGATGGTCTGCACAATGGACAGCCTGTTCATACAGGGAGTCCACAACCCCCTTCTTCGCGAGTCGGCCGCGAAGGCTTCGTTCGCTGTGAGTCTCAACCATCGTAAGGAGAACCACGGAGGTAACTATTACGCGATCCCCTTCTTCTTTTCCGAGGAATGGTCCAAGGCTCTTCCCTTACTGGCTTTATCCTACCATGAAGTTGAGATTCGAATTAAGTGCCGCAGTGGTTTCTCGCCCAGTACCACCCCTAAGGTGTTCGGTAACTACATCTACCTCGACACGGACGAAAGGAAATTTTTCACCGACAGGGAACATGAGATCCTGATAACTCAAACGCAAAATCAGAGGTTCGCGGCCACCGACAAGACGGTGGACATAACCTATTTCAACCACCCATGCAAGAGTCTGCACGTGGTGTCGGGGAACGCCAAGAATGCTTCTTGGAATCACTCTACGGACGGGTTCAAGTTTGGTACCTCCAGTCTCTACATCAACGGTACTCCCCTCTTCGAAGACACGTCCGACGTGTACCACCACGATGTGGTTGCGGAGTTCCACACCACCGACCTGCCAGACAACATCCTCGACGATTTGGCGACTTTCTCATGGCCATTCTGCCTCACCATGTCGAAGTCGCAGCCCACAGGAAGTCTTAACTTCAGTCGCATCGACACCGCTAAGCTCACTTTCAGTGCACCCGAGAACGGAAACCATCATCATCGCGTGTACGCCGTGAACTTCAATATCCTCAAGATCAAGGATGGGCTCGGCGGTGTCGCGTATGGCAATTAAGAAAAATAATATGTACCCTTGATAAATGGATCGGGTTTTGCTTCAACCAAGCCCTTCAGTGGCAAATCTGTACAGGGTGATTTTTCATAACAACAAAAGAGTGATCGATTTTGGTGACGTTAAGGTGCCTTACTACCCACATCACCAAAACCCCAAAATTATGCGCGCGCAACTACTCAGGAAGGGGGCGGTCATCCCTGAGAAGCTGCGAAAAGAAACAGATTTAGTTGAGATTCATAGAGAGATGTTAAAAATAAGAAATAGTTCCAGTGAGGATTGGAATGACATCTACTCACCCGAGTTCTGGGAGAGGTGGGTTCTCCTGTCTCATACCAGTGTCACTAAAAGTAAGTTGTCTATGACCATGAGTCACGGAATCCTGTTCGTGCCCTCTGCACAGGGGTTGTGGGTGGAATGA